ATCGCATCCTGCATCTCCACTCCCGAGCCCTTCGCTCCCTCCAGAGTCGTCTTCTGTCGTTGTATCGAAGGCGGCGCATTGACCTGTTCCGTTATGGTCCCTATCGCCGCGATGGTATCGTGCGATAAGCCCAGCAAGATCGCGCATAATACGTGCTTCCATATCACTCTCCTTTTAGAAACCATCGACATTTCTGTAGTTCTTTCATTACGTGATCGGGTGTGGTACAATGTACACGAGCTGCCATTTCTACAAAATCCAAACAACGTTGGGCCGCATCAGTCTGACCATCAGCCCATTGTTGATACATATTTTTAAGAGACCATTGATCCATATCAGTGATTGTTTTGATTGATAGTAAAGGTACTACCGCTGCCGCCAATCTTTAGGTTAGAAATATTATCACCAGCTGTGCCAGTTTGTGTAACACCTACAGTATTACCAGATCCAGTAATATCTAGTGTAGACTGATGTCCATTAACTCCTCCGGTCTGCAGAACATTTACTGTGTTAGTAGCACCTGCTATGGTTACAGCACTGGTTCCACCTGGGCTCTGTAAGTCCATGCCAACAGTATTACCACCACCGCCAGTTATGGCCAATGTTCCAGTAATATTATCTCCAACGGCGCTGATCGACGCTGAGTTATTAGCACCACCGGCAGTATTAACTGTTATGGCGTTGCTGGCACCAACGGATTTAATTTCAGCTGTGCTAGAGTTACCTGACTGTGATACCCCAATGGTGTTAGCCGAACTATTAGTAGTATTATTACCAACCTGGATAGTAGCCGAACTGTTCATACTGTTGCTGACACTATAGTTTACTGTGCTGGCACCCACTGATGTGTCAGTCTGTACACCTAATCGTAGTGTATTACTGCTACCGACTTGACTGACAGATACTTGATTGCCGTCACCGTAGATCTTTGCTGGAGTTTGGGTATTGGTGCCTACTCCGGCTAACCCTCGTACCACATTACCTGAACCATCTTGTGTGATGCTTACTGTGGCGTTGTCACCGGCCTGATCAATATAGATACTGTTGTCGGCGGCCTGTGCGGTTAAACATAGCATGGCCATTACAGCCATCGTTATTTTAAATAATCGTGTTTTCATTTTTTTTTCCTTACGGCTCTTAGTTGGCCGCTTTTAATTTCTCTTTTAACACAAAGCCCTGAACTCCAGAGTCTGTGGTTACTTCTGCTACGTCTTCAAATTCTGTTTCCTTCGCCATGGCGTATGTCTTGGCCTTTACTACAATAAATGGACCATAATATGGACCTTCTAAATTAGATTTTCTTTGATACACTTTGGTGTTGGTTAAAAAATACATCTTTTCTGGTCCGGGTATCGCTACTAGATCTATTTTTTTGACCTCTTCTACTGGTGCTGACAAAGGAGGTGGCGCAACTGTCACAGGAGGTGCTACAGGTATCTGTGCCGATTCGGGACGACGGTAATCCCATATACCTTTGCGTTCACCCTCTTTAATCAGTTCTACCACTGCGGCTTCAATGCTGGCCTTGACTGCCAAGGTACCAGGTTCGTTTATGGTTAATCCGGCTTCTGCTTCAAAGGCCTGTGTACCGTCGGCCAGGAATTTCAATACAGCCACGCTGTCTGCTGTACTATAAACTATTTTGGTCACGTGTACAGCGGCTAACACTTTACCAGTGTTAACACTTATAGCTCGTAAACTAATAGTCACTGTGTCTTTGCTGTACTGTGTCTGTGTGCCTATACCTAGAAAACGATGTGCAGCGCCACCAGATTCAGAACCCGAATCGTATCCAATGATCCCACCTTCCATAATAATACCAGCAAACTGCATGGGCATAAGAGGTTTGGCGTTAACACCTTCATAGGCTTCTCGCATCTGGCGTATGATCGTACGTTCTTTGGTCAAGGCATCTATATTGATACGTTCTACCACTTCAAACCATTGTCCATGTCCAACATCTTGTAGGGCTTTGATTAAAAACACTTCTGCACCTTGTGTGACTGCTGTGCTCAAACTAGCAATACCACTGACCGGTTTACGTTGTCCAGTTTTATCGGCAAAACTATAAACTGCTACACTGAGACGTTTACCATCAGGCGCAGGTATACTATCAAACTCTTTTTGCATGCGATTTGGTGCTAATTCGGGTCGGTATTCAAAGCCAGATTTTTGACTTAACGCACAGCCTGTGAGTATTAGAAGGGCAAGTAAAATTGATAATCTTTTCATATTAGAATTGGAATTGTCCTAAAGGTACAGTTACCTGTGTTTGATTGCCTACAGTATCTGTTACTGTAAGATATACGTTTGTGCTATCTTTAGACCAGAATATGGTGTTGCCTTCAAAGTTTAATGTACCTGACGCACTACCACCCGAGGCAAACATAGCAGTGGCTAGATTTTGGCTTATTTGTGCGTAGATACGACTTTCCAAGTTGTTTAGAAACTTGGCTAGATTTGTATTATTTGCGGCTGCTGCCTGTGCCTGTAATGCGGCCTGTATGTCTTTGGCTATCTGTTGCTGGCGTGTATACTCTTGATTTTCAATGGTTAACACGTGGCTACTATAGCCCGACCCGTTAAAACTTGGACTTTTGAAAGTGTAATCAGCAATGGGCGACGAAAAGGCAATGGGTGCCCATAATACGCCGATAGCCAGTATTTTTTTATAATTTTTGTACATACCTTGGCTCCTGTAGTATTTAACAGGATTTGACAAGGTTATTACACAGCCGTTTAAGAGTTGGTTTTTTCTATCACTGGATCCCAATGGGGCCCGGGATGATTGGCCTGTAGATCTTGTACACGTTGCAACATGATTTCATAAAAGCTATCAAGTTCTGTACCCCAACAGTGTGTTAAAGATTTTAAACTTTTTTCGCAGGAACTCCAGTCGCCGGTCTTATACTGACGTATCATATCATGATGCAACTGTTTAAGTTCTGGTAAGCGACCTATTTCGGCCAAGGGTATTTTTTCTATTACACAATAGGCTGTGGATTCTGCACCGTCGGGCAACATGCGAATAGTATCTAATTCAAGTACAGTGTACTTGTTGGCTATGTTGTCAACAAGATCGCTTCCAAATATTATGTTCATGTAAATTCCTTTTAAATAGTTATCTATGGAATTGCTTACCCTATACAAAAAGACTCATCGTAAAACAGGACTAAAATAAAATGACTTTCGCATTTGATCTTATCAGTGACCTCCACGTTGAAACCTGGGACCAATTTGATTGGACCGGTCAATCAACCAGTCCCTACTGTGTCATAGCCGGTGACATAGGTCGAGATCCTGTGGCTGTTGAAAATACGCTAAGACATTTAAGTCAGTGCTATCAAGGCATATTTTATATCGACGGCAATGATGAACATAGATTTCAACTGGACAATCTTGACCAAAGCTACGCAGATATTGAAGCAGTTATAGCCCCAATGGCAAACGTGGTGTACATGCAAGGTAATGTAGTTGTAATCAACGGCGTGGCTTTATTGGCCACAAATGGATGGTGGACNTATGATTTTGATCCCACTGTTAGANCTGACGAAACACAAACCTGGTTACAAGATCGTTACGGCATTACTAAAGACTCGGCTCAAGCCATCGCACAAAGAGCCTACAGTGATGCAGCATATCTTATGAAAAGTGTGCGACGATTACAAACACACCAAGAGGTCAAGGCCATTGCCCTTATATCTCATACAGTTCCATCGTCTTGGATTTTGGAACACGATATCGAGTTAGACGGCGAGTACAGGTTTAATACCATGGGCAATAGTCATTTGGACATGGCATTAGATGAAGATACCGAACACAAAGTCAAAGTCTGGTGCTTTGGTCATTATCACAAAGGTGTTGATCGCGAACGTAACGGAGTACGTTATGTCAATAACTGTCGCGGGCGTGGTGACACTGAATGGTGCCAAAAGGCCTACTATCCAAAAAGAATAACAGTTGAGTTTTAAGCCGTTTCTGGCTCAAGTTTGACTTGTAGTGGATAATTTTGACTGCGAGCATGTACAGTAACTTCAATTCCTTTTTGCTCGGCAATTTCATAAGGTAACACTGCAACTGTGGCGCTGCCAACAACATGAATATCTTCGGTTATTTTTACGGCTGTTTCGGTATTGTAATTGAAAAAATTAACCAGTGTTTCGATCACAAACTCCATTGTGGTTTGACTGTCATTAAGATAGATCACCTTGAACATGGGTGGCTCTTGTATGCTATGATTTATTTCTATTTTTGTAACTGCATCAGCGTGTGACATTCTAGTTCCTTTTTACATGTTTTATGGTACAGCAGAGAGACTGGCTCTCCACTGTATTTACACTATTATACTAGTTTGCGTAGGTGATAGCAATAGTCTTTGGTTTCATGTCTTCAGGAACAATGTGTTCCAGTGCAATAGATAAAATACCATTGCGTATTGTAGCACCACGTACTTCGATATGTTCAGCCAAAGGAAAAGTGCGTACAAAATTCCGTGTACTAATACCTTTGTGTAGATATTCTATTTTCTCGTTTTGTTTGGCTTGTTCACCTGTAACAGTTAAAATGTTTTCTTTTAATTCAACATTAACCTCGTCTTGGGCAAACCCTGCAACAGCTACTTCGATAACATAGTGAGTGTCATCAAGTTTAACTACATTGTGTGGAGGATAATTTCCATCAGTGCGGCTGTTAGCAAAAGTACGATTTAGGTCTTCGAACATACGATCAAAGCCAATGGTTTGGCGATGAATCTGATTAACGAATGAGGGTAAATCAAGGGTGTGGATTTGTAATTGTGTCATTGTTTTCTCCTTTAAAATAAACGAAGTGACTTGTTGTAGACCCGACCATCGGCATCTACATAAATATTTATTATACAACAGATTGAATTAAATTAATATATAATATGGCGATATATCTCTACAAAAAAACTCATCGTAAGACTGGGTTAAACTATTTGGGCAAAACTACCCAAGATCCTTTAAAATATAAAGGGTCAGGAACCATCTGGATTCGCCATATTAAAAAACACGGTAATGATGTTGATACTGTAATTCTTAAAGAATGTTCCACTAACGAAGAAGTAAAAACTTGGGGATTATATTATAGTAACCTTTGGAATGTTGTAGATTCAAAAGAATGGGCTAATATTAAGCCCGAAGCAGGCGAAGGTGGCAGTATTAAAGGCCGAAAACTTCCTTCAATGAAAGGTAAAGTAGCACATAATAAAGGGGCAACATACCCCTTTATTCCTCGTCGTAAATGGTCAGACGACCGCAAGGCATCCAGTAATGGATCAAACGGTAAACTCAAAAATCGCATTCGTCCACGACTTAGTTGTTTGTGTTGCAAAAAAGTTGTAGACGAAGCGAATTTTAAACGATATCACCAGTCCTGCTAATTACATCATTCCTGGCATGCTGCCCATTTGCGGTTGAGCTTGGCCTTCTTTGGCAGGGATCTGTGCAATAGAGCAGTCAGTTGTCAAGATTAAACCAGCAATACTTGCGGCATTAACCAAGGCAGTTTTAGTAACTTTAGTAGGATCAATAACACCTTGTTCTACCATGTCGCCGTATGTGCCTGTTGCGGCATTGTAACCGTAGTTGCCGGACTTGCTAGCGATTTCGTTTACAATAACGTCTGCAGGATCGCCAGCATTAAAAGCGATGCAACGAGCAGGCTCTTCCATGGCACGAGCAACAATACTGATACCAGCTTGTTGATCGGCATTAAGGCCTTTCAAGTTAACAATAGCTTGTTTTGCACGGATCAATGCTACACCACCACCAGCAACAATACCATCTTCGACAGCAGCACGAGTAGCGTGGAGTGCATCATCAATGCGATCCTTCTTCTCTTTCATTTCTGTTTCAGTAGCAGCACCAACACGGATAACAGCAACACCACCTGCAAGTTTGGCCACACGTTCTTGTAACTTCTCTTTGTCGTAGTCGCTAGTAGCTTCTTTAACTTGTGTGCGGATTGACTTAACACGGTTTTCAATTGCAACCTTGTCGCCAGCACCATCAATAATAATGGTGTTTTCTTTGTTTACTTCAACACGAGCAGCCATACCCAACTGTTCAACAGTAGCTTTTTCTAATGTAAGACCAGTTTCTTCGGCGATAACTTGCCCGCCTGTCAGGATAGCAATGTCTTCCAACATAGCTTTACGACGATCACCAAAGCCTGGAGCCTTAACAGCACAAGTCTTCAATACACCACGCATGGTGTTAACTACCAGGGTAGCAAGTGCTTCGCTTTCTACATCCTCGGCAATAATCAACAATGGCTTGCTAGCTTTAGCAACACCTTCTAACACTGGCAACAAGTCGCGAATGTTTGAAATCTTTTTGTCAACCAACAAAATAAATGGATTGTCAAGTACTGATACTTGCTTGTCTGGATTATTGATAAAGTATGGGCTCAAATAACCACGGTCAAACTGCATACCTTCAACAACGTCTAATTCGTTTTGTAGACCTTTACCATCTTCAACAGTGATAACGCCTTCTTTACCTACACGTTCCATTGCTTCTGCAATAATATTGCCGATGTCTGCATCCGAGTTAGCAGAGATACTACCAACTTGTGCAATTTCTTTAGTAGTTGTACACGGCTTACTGATGTTGGTAAGTTCCTGTACTGCTGCGGCTACCGCTTGATCAATACCACGCTTAAGATCCATTGGGTTATGACCTGAAACAACATACTTCATACCTTCTTTAACAATTGACTGTGCCAAGACTGTAGCAGTAGTAGTACCATCACCTGCGTTGTCTGCTGTGCGGCTTGCTACTTCCTTAACCATCTGAGCACCCATGTTGGCAAGTTTGTCTTCCAACTCAATTTCTTTAGCTACAGTTACGCCGTCCTTGGTAACATGAGGGCCACCATAAGCACGTTCAATAACTACGTTGCGACCTTTAGGGCCCAATGTAACTTTAACTGCGTCAGCTAAAATGTTAACGCCTTCTACTAACTTGTTGCGACCATTGTCGCCAAATACGATTTGTTTTGCTGTCATTGTGTTTTCCTTATTCTACAATTGCCATTACATCATCCTCGCGGAGGATATGAAGTTCTTCACCATCAATCTTAACTGGGATTGCGGCATGTTTGCCAAACAACACACGGTCGCCGGCTTTGACTTGGTTTGAAACTAGCACACCATCTTCAGTAGTGCGACCTGGGCCAGCGGCAACAACATCACCTTGGCTAGGTTTTTCTACTGCGGCATCTGGAATAAAAATTCCAGATTTGGTTTGAGTTTCTGATTCAATTAATCGAATAACAATACGATCATGAATAGGTTTTAAATTCATTATAACTCCTTCTTAAATGTAAATGATAATACCACAACATGTAATTGTAACACAGATAGGGGTTAGTGTCAACAACTATTAGTGGTTGAATGTTTAAATTATAAGGGGAATTGACGCTAGGTCAGAAAGGTTTGCTTTGACATGTGATTTCTCCTTAAAAATAAGCAAGTAATAATGTAGACCCGGGTGGCATCTACAATTTTATTTATAACACTTTTACCACTTCCTGTCAATTATTGTATATTCACTATAAGGCAAATCTTGCCAAGTCAAACGAAAGACAGTATAATGTTTGTCATTATCAAATGCTACTCTGAAAGTATTTTTATAGTATTTGCTAGTGTAGGGTATTTCGTTTAATGCGGCCCAGTTTTTAATTTCTAATTCAATCATTTTAAAAATATGACCCGTAAGAAATCGCGGATTTTCCGCTGGTGTTTTAAATTCTATAAACACATTAGTAAAGTTTTTTTGGAAGTTGTTGACTGCGGATTTGTTTGCGTAGGCGTGCCTTTGCTGCACCTTTTTGACGTTTACGACGAGTAGTAGGTTTCTCGTAGGTTTCTCGTTCACGTAGTTCAATAAGTAGTCCGCTGTCGGCTATTTTTTTCTTGAACTTACGGAGTGCTTTTTCTACGTTGCCATCTTTAACGATAACAGACCGCCCGTACAACTTCATTGGTTTTCCTGTGCTAGTGTCATAGGAGTATTTACCTGGTCTTTGTTGATGACCACTTGCACTATGTTTTGTTTGGTATATCGTGGTAGATCAAACATGTGTGGTAGCAACACACGTTCCAGTTCGGTGTGTAATCCTCTAGCGCCGGTGCGAGATTGCAGTGTACGGTCGGCTATTAGATCCAGGCTATCAGTGTCAAAATCCAAGTTGACTCCGTCCTGCTCAAATAACCATTTATACTGTGCCACAAAGTTATTTTTAATTGTAGTTAAAATGTCAATCAGCTGAGACTTGCTTAAATCTTGTAAACTCACTGTACTGCTAAATCTACCCACAAATTCGGGTATTAGTCCATACCGGACCAGGTCATCAGGCGTAACTGCGGCAGTATCTACTCGAGCAGTAAGTTGTGCGCCAAATCCTATAGCAGTTCCTTGGACCCGATTTTTTACAATTTGATCCAGTCCTACAAATGCCCCACCACCTATAAACAAAATATTAGTGGTGTCGATTTCCACTGAATCTGTACTGGGTGTTCTTCTTGACCCTTGTGGTGATATACGGCACCGAGTACCTTCAACCAACTTTAACAAGGCCTGTTGCACTCCTTCTCCGCTCACGTCACGGCTTACCGTACTGCTTTCACTTTTTCTAGCAATCTTGTCAATTTCATCCAGGAACACAATACCACGTTCACATTGTGCTACATCTCCGTCAGCGGCAATATATAGTCTTGAAATCAAACTCTCAACATCATCGCCCACATAACCAGCTTCGGTAAGAGTAGTAGCATCTGCTATCACAAAAGGTACATTTAAATAACGTGCCACAGTGCGAGCCATCAAGGTCTTGCCAGTGCCAGTTGGTCCCAACATTAGTATGTTGGATTTTTGTATTTCAACATCGGCATCTAGATTATTGATACGTTTGTAGTGATTTACAATGGCCACACTCAATACTCGTTTGGCCGCTGTTTGCCCAACTACATGTTGATCAAGATAGTCGCATATTGCTCTTGGATCTGGCACAGTCAACTGACTGTTTTTGCTACGACGTGTTTTTTTGGTATCAACCAGCAGGCCACTACAAAGATTCACGCATTCATTACAGATTGCAGAATCATCGCCTACAATTAATTTTAACACTTGATCTTTGGTTTTGGCACAAAAACTACAGATGTTGATATTGGACATTTAAACTGTTGGCGGGTTAGTTCTCAATCGTTGAGCAATGGCTTCACGTTCAGTGTCGCTTAGTAAGTCTGGGTCGTATTCTCCTGATCCAATTCTTGTGATAAGATGGTCAATGTAGGAATCTTCGTAGATGTAACTGTTGCTAACTTCTTTGTCTACTTCAATCCAGTCGCGACCATTGAACTTATACAGTACTGTGGGCAGTCGGTCTACTCGTAGATAGGTATCGCCTTTGTTGGGCGTGTCTGGAAATGCTATACCAAATCCCGAAGTGGGAGCTGTAGCGGTTAAATCATTGTCGGCTTGTAATCGTGCCTGTTCATAACGATCAACTGCATGAGTGGCATCTTCACTGTGTACATCAAATGCCTTGTGATGCATGCGTTTGCCATTGACTTCAACATATTCGCCGCCTGCTGATACTATTGTTCTTGTATCAGGAACAGGCAATGGTGGTTGTTCTTGAGCCGGAGCAAATAATTCTTCTCGAGAGATTAGTTCGCCAGTGGGTAATTCTTTGTTGGCCAATGCTTGAATTTGTTCAATTTGTTCCGCGGTCAATGGACCATCGTCAGGTTGGTAAACAGGCACATTATCAGTGGAATTACTATTGGCAACACCTTGCTTTAGTATGTCGTCCGCTGTTTTTTTGTATTCAAAATTGGGCTCGGGTCTAATTTGCCGATCCCAAAATCTTGCTCGTTCCTGTGCCCGATCAAACCATGATTCCACAGATTCATCTTCTGGTTTTTCATCATGTACCCAGCCACCTGTGCCATGACGTGCCCATTCAAACTGTTTGTTAGCGGCCAAGATCAGGCACAAGGCCAAGGGATCAAATACCAGCACAATCATTATAATGACAAATCGTACAGCACGTTCTAATATGTTGGCATCAGGATTGTCACCATACAGCAAGGCCGCAATGTATTTTATCGGTCCAACCTCCGCTTCCACTTTCCTAACTTCTGCGGCAATGGGCGCTCGCTCCTGGTTGAGAGTGGCGATCCTTTGTTGAGCCGTTGCGATGTCCTGAGCAAGGCGGCTACGTTCTTTCTGCTGGCTTTTTCGAATACTACTGGATCTACCTGCACCTTCTTCCGTAGTTGAGCGTGCCATAACTTGGTCCACAGCCTCGTCCATTTGGCGGAGAGATTTGCGATCAGCATCTATATTTTCCCTTTCAGTTTGAATTTTTTCATCGTATATGGCAATTTTGGCCTGTGCATCACCCGACACCAAGCTTTGGTCACTGTGGGCCTTTGACAAGAATCCAAAAATTCCCATGCTGGTCAACAACATTAAAAACACCACAGCCGGAATCAGATAGGTTTTAAACAGCCAACTGGCACGACGCCAGTTATTGTGTAGCCATACTGTGGCCACTACTTTGCCCAATTCTAGACTGGCACCCATGATGATTACTGGTATAGTGGCCGCGGCGAAAATGGCCGTAAGACCCATGATTGAATAATAAGCTGCCACCAAGCTCAATAACAATGCTGTGGCTAAAATTGTGAATCCAAATATCATTGTGTATTTACCGTTTTTAACTCCAGGTGCGGTGCTTTTCTGCTACCCATTCTCGGCCATCATATTCTTCAATCTGCCATTCAACATCGGCAGGAATTTTTACTATTGACAAATTTGCATGTTCACCGTTGGCTGTTGCACCCATTTCACGCACTATGTCTACCAATACAGGATCATCTCGCTCAAGAGCACGGCTGTTCCACCATGACTTGTTGACACAGATACGTTGTCCTTGTTGTATTGTTGCGGCACGGTCTTCACGATCATGCAAGGTGTAGGCTGTGCCAGTACGATGTAGATAGGCCAATTCTGCTGCTCGACTCAGGCTGAATCCACCATATGTCCCATTTATCACAATGTATCGAACTCCTCGAAGGTGTTCAATTAGACGATCGTGATCGGGATTGGCCTCACCATCCGGTCCAATGTCCAGATACTGGGCGGCCATGTCACACATACAGCTGAAGCAGGTTGGACAAAAGCTCACAGGCAACATGCCAAAGTTACCATCTATGCCACCTTCGTCTTCAGTGTAGTTGCAACTGCATACTGAACATGTATATGTTTCTATCGCTTGCCTGGCCATGATTTAGTCATTAAATTAAAGTCACGTTCATTGGCCACTACACGATTTTCAAGTTGTTCGATTCTGTTTTGTAAATTCACTGTGCGAATCAACAGTATAGTTAGAACCACAATCATGGCAGTGACAGTGAGTCCCCAGCCGGCGATAATGCTGTAGGTCCAGATCCATAAATCATTGATACCACTGGTTAATAGTGTAACAGGGTTCATAGGCCAATCCATCCTGCTTGATATTGTGCAAAATAAGGTGCTACACCAATTTGATCTGCATACTCGGCCAACAATCGACCTTTGCCGGCAATTTTGCCCGGTGCAATAATGGTACGTTCCCCAGATTCCAAGATGTGTGTGACTGGCGGACTGTCATCCGTTACCAATAATGTATCAGGGTTCAGCAACGGAGTAATTGCGGCAAACTCTTTGAGACAGTGTGCGGCACTGGGGAACCAATAGTCCCAGTCAAGATCATAACTGTCAAGATACACCAAGTTGGGTCTTAGACCATCGGCATCTCTTGCCAACTCATCCAAGAACTTCACGCTGTCTTGCAAGTGTACTGTGGTCTGTTCTCCAACCATGCCGCGACAGGCCATGACCGAATCACCACTGATATCCACGGCATGCACATGACTGTCAGGTCCTCTAGCTGTCACATACCGATCAAACAACACTGTACTCTGTCCATCACCGGCCCAGTTATCAGGTTGACGAGCAACTCCAGTTTCAATAATTAAAATTGGACCAGACTGCTGGTCCAAGTATTCAAATATCTTCCTGAAAGTCTTGGCTCGTTTTTCTAATCGAGGTTCGGCTTCTTGTTCAAAGTATTTCCAAAAATCTTGTGTGGTCATTCATCTTCCTGAAAGTCTATCACATTACCATCCGCATCAGCGGCAATAATACGCACACGTTCACCTGCTTCATCTAAGATCTCAATTGGTCCCCAGATCCACCATTCGGTGTCGCCTTGCATCCACCCGTCTTCGCGTTCTTCCAATTCGTAAGGACTATTCTCTTCAAGGAACTCTCGAATTTCTTCTTCCTTATCTTCATCTAGTCCTTCGATGTCCACATCGTACCAGCAACCGCCGTCATTCATATCGACAAGTTCTACATCTTCGATATTGTTAACAGAACAGTCTAACATATTGATACTGTCCTTCTTACCATTGCCGCCAGGTACTTCTACAAACTCAAACTCAGGAGGATTATCGTCTGAAGTTTCCACTGTCCAAGTGCCCCAACGGAAACCGTTGGTCACAGTGACACGGCCTGGGCCTTCACGTTGATAATACGTTTCAATTTCCTGTACATTTTTTTTGTAATAGGTTTTTACTGTCCAAGTTGTCATGATTAGTTGTCCTTGGGTAATTCTACAGCTTCTTTGATCAAGGCAACCAATCCTTCAACATCTGATACCATGAGTTTGGCATTGGCCCATTCGTCGTCGTGATCGCGACCACCAATTTCAACCATAAAGCCGTTGTCATACATGTTGACGGTAAATGATTCATTTACCTTTTTTAGTTTGTCACCAATTTTACCTACTGATTTTTTTGTTGCCATTTGATTCTCCTATCGTTGAAGTTGTTGCCACGCAAGCCATTGCGTAAAACTATTGTACACTTGTTTAGCTTCTGTGTCATCCTGTTCGAGCTGTTTGCCACGCACATAAAATCCCGTCGGACTGACTCTGAGCATTTCGTCTCCGCCGCAAAAAAATGTCACCGAGTGGTCATTTAGTTCTGGTTGATTTATTTTGTAATTCATAATTTTTTTCCAAGAGTTCGTTGTTCTTTTTGCGTAGATCTGTGACATCTTGTCTAAGACTGTCGGTTAAATTGCGATGGTATTGTAAATCACGCTGGAGATCTTGATCGGTAATCACAGGTGGTTTATTACGATTGGCCACAGTATAACCAGCCACAATTCCGGCTATCAGCAAAAATATGCTCAGTAGGTCAATGGATAGATTCATTCAAGTTTCTCCAGAATATTTTAACAGTCTCATGATCCAAACAGGATCGTCAAGATCTACATCAATCCATACACTGTGACCTTCACGCCAGGCTGTTATTCCTTTGCTTTTAAAAAATTCTACAACACTGTTAGGAATCATGCCTCGATTGAAGATTTGTGACGATTCTTCATCCCACAATTCTGCCGTTACAAATTTGTAAACCCACGGTGGCGCGGAGCCAGAGGTGAGGTTGAGCCTCATTAAAGCTTTTCACCAGGTTCAAATCCACGGAAGCGAAGGAATCTTGGAAATCTCAAACTGTAAGTTCCATC